TTTCGTAACAATACTATTCCCCATTAATTCAGCGTAGCTAACATCTGTAAACACACTTGCTACTGCTTCCTTGCCTCCGCCTTCGTTAATCATATAGGCGATCTTCCCTGCATTCACTACGGTAGTACGAATAGAAAACATATCGCTCGACTTCGTAGGTCTGCCGACACAAACAATCACTGGTAAAGCTGTCTGTTCTTCGGTGAGTAACTTATTAGCCAATTCGTTTATGTATTGATCTGCGAATACTACTTTGAGTAAGCAGCTTTGTCCGTCTACTACTACGGTATATCGTTTCGTCATTGCCTGTTTCGTTTCAATGTAATCTTTCATCTTCTCCATCTGACCCTGAATCACTGGAGCATTTTGCTTAATGATCTCTTCTAGTGTTCTACCTCTCATTAAGCGTGGCATCCATTTGTGGCTTGCTTGATACAACGCAAGCAGCATCCGGGTTATGTTGTTATTTTCCCAAGTCCAAGTACGATAAGCATTTACCGCTTGAATAAGGTACCATGCCTTTTCTGTAAATTCAACATGTTTTGCTAATAGGCTAGAATCTGGTAATTTGTAAAGAAAATCTGCTATCTGCTTTATTGGGTCCTGTTCAGCGTCTACCATAGAAACGATGTTTTCTCCTTCAATTTGCTCCCCATACGTACTAGCATGGATGAAATCCATAAACGGTACATCTACTCCTAAGTAGAAGTCCGTTGGTAAGGCGTATCCCTTGTAAGGAAGTCCAATTACTAGTACGATATCTACATCGGTAAACTGCTGGTATTCCCGAAAGTCCAAATGCCCTGTGTAGTGTATGTCCAGTTCCACACTGTCGGAGTCTTTTGTAAGCTCTTCCAGTATGGCTACACTGGTTACTCCTTCGAAAGTAGTGGGTACAAAGACTCTAACTCTCTTTTTCTCTTTTTCTGTCCCCATGTTCAGCCTCCTATTCTTAGGGTCTGTAACTCCCTATATACATCCTACCAAAATATAGAGTAATAGTCAACAATAAAGTTGTCTTTTTTATTTCAGTTTTTTTACAAAACTTTAAAATTTGTTTAAATAAAAAAGAGAAGGGTATGGGAGCCCTTCTCTTTTTGTGTTTTCCTTGTACAGTTTCTATTAAGCGTCTAAATAATCTGGACCTGCTACCTCGAAGTGTTGAACGCCTAGGGAATACTCACTGTTAGCAAATGCAATGAAAGCTGCTAAAGCATGACGAGCTTCCTGTCCAGCTGGAATACCTGTCTCTGTTTTTGTCTTAACAGAACGGTAAACATCTCGGCGTTCTGGGTCGTTACGTGTTGTAACATACGTAACTTGTGTTGGTGCAACTACAATGATCGGGTTATCAGGGTCTTCAACGTGAGACTTTCGGTCAGCAGATAGGTTTACAGGGATAATATTGAACTTTCCTGTTCCTCCTCCAGCTACGATCTTGAAGATATATCGACCACTGTGTAAGTTGTTTGTATCTTTATGTGTTGGAAGATATCCTACAGCAGCAGTGTTAGCTACTAGGTAGTCTCCAGCAGTAAGTGTTACAGTTGATTGTTCCATTAATTCAGCTAATTTCATTTCGGTTAGCTCCTCTCAGCTAATTAGTTTTTTGTGTATACTTGTTTTGCAGCAACGGCTTTAATACGAGCTTCTTTAGTGTAGTTATGGTTCTTATAAGCAGCAAGCACAATACTGAAGATCGTAGAAAGTGCTGTAACGCCTTCATAAATCTTGTCATAGTTCGGGTTGATTTTTAAGTCGAAACCGAACATAACAGCTACAGCGTTGACGATTACAATTAGATAAAAGATTGTAATTGCTACTAATTTTGCGCTCATTTTAGGAGCTTCTAACGGCACCTCTACGCTTTGTACTACTGTACGGACTGGTTTATTTTGATCAGCCATTTTACCCATCCTTTCTATAAGTGTCTTGTATTAATATAACACTTAGGACTCTAAAGCTTTATGCAAACGAGTCTTAAGGAATATTTGTACTTGCTTTAATGTATCCCTTATTACTGCTGAGCTAATCTTAGAGCTAGCATGGTTTTCTCTTATCTTTCTTTCAATTTGAGAATCGGTCATCTCTTGTAACAGGTAGTGTAAAATCTCTTTTTCAAGAGGAGTAAGCTTAACATCCCGAAGTGTGTATTCTAACACTTCATAGTAGTCAAGCTCTTCATCCTTTACAGGGCTACGCTCAATTAAGTTAGAAACATCGAAGTCGTTCTTAGGTACAAATATCCTTTGACGATCTCGATATTCCCCTTTAATGTACGAGTGTTTCACCCGGTACATGAGCTTTGTCTTAATGTATCCGGGGAAATCCACTGGACCGTTAATATCGTATTCCTTTACTAGACGGACAAATTGCTCGTCTATATAGCTCATTAACTCGGCTTGTGATGTTGGGTCTGGTAAATACTCCTTGAAGCTGTTGTAAATGCTTAACCGCAAGTTACGGTACTGGTGCATTAACTTGTCAACATCCCGTAGGAACACCCCTGTTGCTTCATTGGTGTTCACTACGAAACGGTTACCATTTAATATCTGCTCTTGTTCCTTCTCAGGATTTCGTGACAAATGGATTCTCTCCTTCCTTCAAGAACTTAATCTTAAGGCGCTTGCATAGGATATCTGAGAAGTGAATTGTATATGGTACTTCTACCTCTTCACCTTCTAAGTAGCAGATTGATTTACCCATTGCCCAGCGGTCACTTACATACTCGAATCGTACAACCACTGTTTGCACACTGTAGGAGTCCTTAATGTCAATCAAGACACGTTTACCCTCACTAACGGTCTTCTGGAGGTCTTTCTTGATACTCAGGTAAGGTTTAGGGGCAGCTGTATTCGTACTTTTCGTACGTTCTCTATAATATTGCAGCGTATTTGCTACAAGTTCACCATGACTGTCTTTTTGCACTCCACTACCCACCCTTCTATTATAGAAAGAAGAAGCAGGAATCAATCCTGCTCTCCTCTAATCTCTTCTTCAATCTCTTGAATGAGATCATCTGCTCCTGCGTTAGGCAGGTCTCCAATCTCATCTAGAGGTGTTAGTCCTGCTTCATGTACTGTATCCATCCATCCTGAGATGTCTAGGTTAGCATTGGTAAGGGCAACGTAACCTTCTGGAAACTCTACAGTGACTAACTTGTTAAGTAATTCCTCACGTACTTGCTGTCCTTCTGCTGTACGTAAGAACTCGATGAATGCATCTTTCTTCATCTTATGTTGTACCCCATCACTGTCTACGTAATCGTAGCTTTGACCCGGAGCTGGTAATACTTTAGCGTCCTCAGCCATCTTAGCAATGTTGTACTCGTAGTCTAGTCCATTATCTGAGATTAAGTAAGCATCTGCCTCTTGGTGAGGTCGGCACACTTTGGATTTGTTAACTTTAACACCCATAATATGACCGATCTTATCTTGTCCCTTTTTAATTGCATTTTTCTTTTTAATCTCGATACGTAGTGAAGCGTAATGCTCCCAAGCTTTACCGCCCGGTACTTTCATCGTTTGGAACATTGGATTTCCGCCGATGTCATCACGAATCTGGTTGATTGCGATTAACATAGACTTTGTTTCTGAAATCTGTGGAGCAACCTTCGTAATGAACTGAGTAATTGCTTTTGCTCGAGCACCTACGTTTTGGTCACCATAGTCTTTATCTAATTCGACTTTAGAAGGTGTTTGACCTACAGAGTCCCAAATAAAGATAACAGGTACACCCGGATATTTCTTTTTGAAGATTTCTAATGTATCTTCAATTGTTCGTCCAATTTCTTCTACTGTTAAGTTAATACCTTGCTCTGGGTCCGGCTGCTTAACTAAGATTTTACGTGTATCGATTCCTAAGTGAGCTAATCGGATACGGTCTGCTGTACCCTCTACGTCTACTAGTACTACGATACAGCCTAATGCAGTACCTACTCGAGCAGCATGGAAAGCTAATGTTGATTTACCGCCTGCGTTCTTACCTGCAACCTCGATCATTCGTCCGAATGGAAGTCCACCACCGATTGCCTTGTCTACTTTTGGTAAGAAAAGAGGTAAGCGGTCAAATACCATTGCATAGTCTGAATCGTGTAAGATTGTAAGACCTGCTTCACTCCCTAATGCTGATAAGTCGATATCTACTGGATTTACGTTGATTTTAGTGTTCTTTTTAGCCAAATTAATTTCCCTCCGTATATGTAACTCAAATTTTTAATGTAGGTTTTAAGTACGATAGAGACTTGATATTAAATCTTGTGAGTACCTTCGATACCTTTTTGCTCTCGTCCCATTGTACGCTTACGTAGCCATAGAAGAGCTTCTTCAATCTTTGTGATTGCCATAGCATTCTCTTTACAGCTGAATGGGCTGTTTTGGAACCCTTCTAAACGAAGTAGAACCATAACAAGTAAATCTTCGTTACAGACTCCATTTACGCCTGCCTCTAGGATAGGTCCCTCTTGGAAGTTAATACCTGATAATAGATTTCCTTCAGTGTCTGTAACATCGAAGTGATGAGGTGCATTGAACTTAGGTTCTGCTTCATGATAAACCTTTGTATACTTTTCAGTGAGTAATGGATGAGATACCTTAACAGTTTTGTTTTCCATAATTTCCTCCTATTAATCTGAATTTATATCAAAGGCAGAGCCTAGCGATTAACTAGGCTACTACTCTTTGTCTCTTATTAGTTATTACCTAACTCAGCGTCTAACATTGCGTCAATATCCATTAAGCCGTTACCATTAGCATGAGCTGGCATTGTTGGCTGTGCAGGTTGTTGTGGTACTGCATTTTGTTGCGGTTGAGCAGGTACCGTTGGTTGTGCTGGCTGTACAGGTTGTTGCGGTTGTACAGGTTGAGTCGGCTCTGTTGGTGCTTGTGGTAAGTTATTTAATGCTGTATCAATCCCACCCATGCTATCAGGTAGTTGATCTTGCTGTAACCCTTGCGGCTGTGCAAATGGATTACCCGTTGGTTGCTGTGGTTGAGCAAACGGATTAGATTGTGGTTGAGCCGCTTCGAAAGGGTTCGGCTGTACCGGCTGTTGCGGTTGAGCAAAAGGATTACCTACAGGTTGTTGTGGTTGTCCTTGTTGAGCAAAAGGATTACCCTGTGGTTGACCTTGCTGAGCATACGGGTTATTTACTGGTTGTTGTGGCTGAGCAGCTTGACCGTCTTCATTGTTACGAGTTGGTTTGCGTCCTTCTTTCATATCGATAAACGCTTGTACCCACTGTAACCCGTTCTCTAAGCGTTCTGTAGGAACTGCTTGAGCTTGTAAATCTTCTAATTGGTTTTCCCATCCTTGACCTAATGCAGGTAACGGAAAGTTAGTGTAAACATCCACTGGGTACTCCATTTGACCTTTAGCAGGTTTTGAGATTTTAATAGGTGCTGGTTTGTTAGGGTCTAAGAATGATAGCTCAGTACCTGAATTATTCATGAATGGGTCTTGTAACTTACGAATTAAGTTAGCATAGCCCGATTGTGGCATTTCGAATACTCGTACTACTAAGTTGCCGTGCTCGTCACGCTCTTGTAACCATTGTTGCGGATTAGCTGGGTTCTGTACGATCTTAACTACGTTTACTAGGAATGCACGTTTAGGTGATTGTTGTCCACCGAAACCGTTAGGAATCATTCCTTTACCAGACCACTCAGCAATCTTTTGCTCTAGGATAGAGCCCGGGTTAGCTTCTGCATCTAATGTGAAGTTTGAGTTAATGTCCTTACCTTGTGAGCTTTTTGCACTTAAGAAGATTTTACGAACTGGTACTGCAAATGCACTTACTAGATTAGCAGACGGTAAAACTTGGATTAATAACTCACGCTCGTTTTTAGCGAAGAATAAACGCTTATGTTTTGTCTCTGGGTATTTTACCTTGGCGTTATCTCCACCGTTGTTGTTTTCTAGATTCTTACTTTCTTGGTTAATGATATCAGCGAATGACATATGTACTTTTCCTCCTAGAATATTAAAGTATTTTTTTTTACTAGTGAAGTTTGTTTCCTTCACTGTATTAACAGTATAACATAGACTGTATGTTATGGTCAAGCATTTTATAACTTTTTTTTTAAATATTTTTCATAGTCTCTGCTACACACTCGTCATAGACTTCCTGACGGGATGTATAGCCTAACTCAGCTAGCTCTTTATCTAGTAAAGCAGAATCTTTCTTCTCTGCATACGTAATGAATTGACCATTAATACGTACTTGGTAGTTATGCTTACCACCATGCATCTTCTCAAATGAATATCGTAAATTACTTTTCTCCATCTGTTTTCCCCTGCTTCCTTTTATTTAATGAGGACACTACATACAGTGAAGTTAACATGGCTCCTACTGATATAGCAGGTAAGGTCCATTCCTCTGAGAAGTAGAACTTCCCAAATACCCACAGAGATGTGTAGTACCAAGCAGCAGATAATAAAATGTAAAAGCCTAGATACCAGAGAGCTACTTTACCTACTTTAGTCATTTAGTAGCTCCCTCCCGGACGCATATTGTCATATCCGCCATCATGGAGTGTAGACCCGGCTCCTCTACCGAACATCTTCTGCTCAGCAATTTGTTTACCGTAAGACTGTAACATGTCCTTACGTTGTTCAAAGGCTTTTACAATACGAGCAATACGTCCTACAATGTAGTTATAATGATGTAACTGCCCCATGATCGCAATGTAATCTTCATGCTGCTTACGGTACGCCTCTACTACATCTTTTGTAGGTTTGGTTTCTGTACCTTTGTACTTCTCTCGAGCTTCTGTATCTACTCGAGCTGTAA